CCGTTTTGTGGCGCACGGGATGGTCCATATTCGTTACCGCGCCGTTGGGTACGGCCAGCGTGTTTTCAGAGCAGCACGGAAAGAGATCGAGGCAAGCAGACGGTAGTACGCCGCTTTCAGCAAAAGACACCCATCGCGCGTAGTTGAAGTCAGGATTTTCGCTGAGAAAATGCTCGAGTTTCCATGGGTTGTCGTCATTGGGGTATTGCTCGTCTGAGGAGTACGTCACGGCGTTGTAGGAGCCGACTACGCGGAACACGTCAAACCGGCAATTGCCCAGGTTCGCCTCCATCTTAAGGAGGTCGCGAAACACCGGGGTATTTAGGTCTGTGTACATGTAGCTACGCAGTTTCTCCAAGTATTTAGTGGCGTTCGAAACGTTGCCGGGCATGGGCGTGCAGACGTGGAACGTACGCAATTGCCGGCGTACGTCACACATGCTGTTGGGGTTGCCATACCACACGTCGGGGCCATACTGTCGCGCTAGAAACTTGATCTCGCACCGACCGCGCGGTATCACATCGACTTTCGCTTCAAAACCAAATAAAGCGGCGCATTTTACCGCGTGTTGTGACAGGTCCAGAGGATTAAAGCCATCATCGCCGCCATACAGGCCCAAGCTGTTGTAAGACCGCTCGAGCTCGCCGGTGGTGCGATATATGGCCAGGAAACTGTAACACAGATTGGCGAATGTATTGAACACGCTGGTTTCGGGCGACCCTGATGCCCTGCTCGTTCCGGACTCATACGTCACGCCGTATGTGGTCCGACAGCGCGAATTTTGTTGGCTTGCGTGGGCGGCCAAAACGTCCGCGTGAAGGCGGTCTGGATAAAGATAACGGAGCAGCATGTTCTCGACGAGGCGGACATTGATGCCTGTGGAACCGTCCATGCGCGTTATATCGGTCAACGTGCAGTGTTCAGCGCTGGACAACTTAGCTGCTACGGTGTATGCAATACACCGCGGCGTCTTGCCGAAAGCATACCAAGACATCTGTTTGAACACGTCGGCCACCGGGTAAATGATGGTCGAGTAATGCAGCTTGTTGAACGGCTGGATGGTCGTGATGTTGCGTGGGTCGGCGTATTTGGCATAAGCCTCAGCTTTCATAAAACACTGCTCGCGTTTTGTGTCCGCGTGTGCTAAGTCGTTGGCGTCGTATATGTTGCGGCGCTGGTTGGGGCGATTTTGTTTGTCCAACACCTCATCGGTGGAACACGGGATCAAACGGTGTTTATGCGCCGCAAAGGCGCGTTCGATCAGCCAATTTAACGCAAAGACGTCTTTGCTGTGGAAGGGCGTGTGGCGCGCAGCAGCCTG